ACAGAAAATTACCTTCTGATATTAAACCATCTAAAAATAGTATGGCTAGACATAATATTAAATATGGCAAAGGATCTACGTTAGAAAGAAGTGGTTTACTTAACACCATGACTAAAGATTCTTCTGTATCTAATAATGTGATTAATCAACTAGTAGGAGCATCTAATGAGATAACTCATATGGTGCCTGCTTAAACTTAAATACCCCCATAGTACATAATAGTACTTTGGGGGTAATTTTATTTTATCTCATTATTTTTCTAGCCAGTTTTCTAGCTTCGTTATAAGCTTTATCAGCTACTTTTATTGCCTTACTTTTAGTAAGCCCTTCTGTCATACCATTTCTAATGTTACGTTGACGTTGTGCTTCAGCTGCAGCCTTGTTAATACTAGGTGTGTAAGCTAAGCTAGGACTTAAGTCTAACTCTTCTACTAATTCCATATCATCCATGTTCATTTCTGATTCCATAGGAATTATTCCTTGTCTATACATCTCTGCTCCGATATTATAAGACTTCTTTGGTTTGTTTTCCATGTTCTTCTTCCTTTGTTTCTAAGATACCGTTGTGTGCTAAGAATAGATCATACTGTTCTGCACCTATAGTGGCATCGTCTTGTTTACTAATAAAATAATTACGCATGTTTTCTCTGTTGTATGCGTAGGTATCTGGATCAATACCTTCGATCTCACAGTAGCGTTCATCAGTCATTAGTGGTTGTTTATTTTTACTAAGTAAGTACCGATCACGCAAAGCAAACCAATTGTAATGTGTTTTGTTTGTCATGTTTCACCTATGAAAAGAAGTTACGTGAACCAAGGACTTCGAATATATCTAGGTCACCGAGCTTTGGTACTTCTATGGTGCAGTTGTTATGTGTTATACAATCTTTAACTGCTTCCAAGGGGTTATCGTTGCTGTACATCTCAACGAATTTTTCTTGTGTTATTTGTTTTAATAATTCAACATCAGAGGCATGGCAACTAAAGCTATCATGTACTGCTCCGAAGTTGATACCGAATTTATCTATCACTAGTGCCATGTGAGTAGCATCCTGTGAATGAATATAGTTAGGAGAGATACCTGCGCTAGCTTCTCTTCTGTTTGTTGTATCTAAGTATATCTTAGCTACGTGATTGATACGCCCTGGTTGTTTAGATGCGCCACCAATTACTCCTCGTAAGGTAGACTTACAAGTGTCTTGTCGTGTAGCATTAACCTTGTATATAACAGGGAAGCCTGACTTAGTCATCCAACGTATATCATCACCTGCATAGCCTTTAACTAATACTAGTTTACATTCAGCTAACTTAGAATTAATTTTGTTTAAAGCTAGTGTATTCTCTACAGTAGGGTTAGCTCTTTGTTCTTTATTAGCCTGCCGAGCTTCTTTCTTTAACTTACTTATAGCAGAGTTAGATACTTTATTACCATCAGGGTCTTGATACTCGAAAGTACCTAGTTCCCATTGCGCTAAGTCTTGTAGGAACTTCATTGTTGTTTGAGACCCAGGACACACATGCTCAATAGCCTTGAGTATATGTGGAGCTAGTTCATCACAATCAATCTGAGTTATATTGTATTGTTCATCAGCACCAGCCTGTACACAATCAGAGTACATTGATTCAGCTATTGTTTGTGCACCTGCAGAGTAAGCTCTTGTCATTGTAGCTCTCTTAGAAATTAATTTACGTATTTCTGCATAAGACATAGGTCTGTCTACAAAGAATTCAGGTGCTAACTCTACTATCTTTTGAGCCACCTTAACATACAAGTCATGTGGCACTTCACTATCTTGTAGTGCTACTAAATTACCTGTCTTGTTGTCTCTAGATAATGCAGCTGAGTGTTGATAGCCGTTACATGTACCATCAATAGCTACAGGTATACTTGATGTTGGCATTTCACCTTCAGCTTCCATATCAGCTATATCACACCATTCTATACAACAAGCTAAGAACACTACAGGTTTCTCACACTTATGTAATGTACCATTGTTAGCTGTTTCTTCTATTAGGTCCCAGTTGTTATTAAACCAGTTTATTCTATCTTCAAGAGAAAATTTATCTACGCTTATAGTGTCGATACCTTCTTTGTTTAACATAGAGTAGTAGTCTTCTTCTACCCAGCTAGGTATTTCATTTACATCATACTTTTCATTGTATGAGTTAGCAGTGTGTATAGCTAAAGCTCTCTTACCGTTACCATCTATAAGTTTAGATTCACTGAAGGCCATTAAGCCTCTAGCCATATCATTACCTTGATAGTTCATGTAAGGTTCTTTGTAATATACTCTACCTCTGTAATCTAAATCCACTAACGAATAAAACTTAGGCCATTCAACTAGTTGTTTAGCTTTACCTAGAGTAGTCTTTATCTCTGCACGTTTAGCTCTTACTTGTAATGGTCTTAAAGTCTTTTCCCATTCTTTAGCTATAGTATTATAAGCTTGCTTGTTAATAGAAGAAGGTTTCTTTTGATACTTCTCATATGCAGTCTTAAGTACTGACTTAGGTATAGCGTGTTCGTACATCGGTGTGTCTTCAGGTAATATATCTTCAAGCTTATCTATTAACACAGCTAAGACTTTAGGATTTATTTTCCATGAAGTTTGTTGTAAGTTATTTACTGCACGAACAAAGGCAGAGTTAATATAAGTATTATTAAATGCATCCTTCTGCTCTTGAGGGGCAGAGATACCCCATCGTTTTATTAAGGGATAATTCTTAGGTTGCATTATATTACTTACGTTTTCTGGTATTTCATCTACTGTATATACGAGTAATCCTTTACTCTCGATAAGCTTAAACTCACCTATCTCTTCCCAACGAGCTGTTGGTTCAATCATGTAAGGTGCTTGTGCATTGTATGCACCAAAGCCTTCTGCTCTTTTAACAGTAATAAATCCTGATTGTACATAAGCTTCCAGCACGAGATCACCTGTCCTTATTGACTGATGAAAGCTACACTTAGCATTAAAGTATTTTGTGAATACGTGTTCACCAATACCTGTACTTACTTGTGTAACTTTAGCTAAACCTATAGGTTGTTCAGGATATTCTCTTGTAAAGTTAGAGGACATCTTATCGAAAGCTACTTGTACTATATTAGGTAAGCTTTCTTTAAAGCTAGTTATAGTACGTAATATCTGAGCACCCTTATTTGCTTTAGGGTTATTCATATTTACACTAGAAACTTTAGTTATTAGATAATCCACCACTTCATTTAGAGGGTCTTTCATGTTATCTTCCATTGGGTATTCCCTTTTAATAATGGACTTCAATTATATATTAAGGCCGTCTAACATATCATCGTATACTCCATCGTGTAATCTACCTGTATCATAATCAAACTTACAAGTACCTGCCGGTCCTGTCTTACCAGTATATCTTGATTTTAATACTGAAAGTTTAATTGTGTTTCTTTCTTCTTCTTGATCTGCAGTTATATTACGAGCAAATGCTAGTATATCATGTGATATTTGTTTGATAGAACCAGAACCACGTATATCATCTACAGTAGGTAATCTACCTTCTTCAAATGATTGACCTGTAGTAGACATCTTACGTAAGTGAGACACTAAACCTATCCACACGTTATGTTGTTTAGTTATTCTTAGTAAATCATTCATTACTTTATCTATAGCTTCGTTACCCGTTAGTCCATCAGAACCTTCAGATACTAGTATAGTTATATGGTCAATGAACAAGTACTTACATCCAGATAATGCCATGTACTCTAGCTGAGATATAATACCGTTAGCCATAGAACCACAGTGATCTAACACTAATACTCTATCTTTAAACTTATCAAAGCCTACTCTGAGTTCATCTAGCTCTATCTTATCTGCAGCTGGATTCTTGTTTATAACCATGCCAGCTAGCTTTCTAGTAGTTTCAGCGGGACTTTCTTCGAGTGCAATGATACCTATCTTTTCATTAGTCTTATCAATGATATCTAATACTATTTCTCTTAGCATAGTAGACTTACCTGCACCTGTACCTGAAACCCATAGACTTATTTCACCCAGCCTCATACCTTTAATCTTATCATTTAGACCTGAGAAGCAGTCTGGGTAAGGTAAAGATTCAATATCATTATACTCTATTAGTTTACCCCACAAGTCTTCACCAGTAAGAATACCTTGAGGACTATATTGTTGAGCATCCCATATACCTCTAAGTAATATCATATGACCTGATTCAGTTAAGGCTTCTGAAGCATCTTTGTGTTGAGTCTTAGCTACCTTTACTTTATCAAAGCCAATAGCATTAGCTAACTTATCTACAGCTATTTTACCTGCCTCATCTGTATCTATAAACAATATTACTTCTTCAAATGATCTTAGGTAGTCTCTGTTCTCTACCACAGCCTTTAGATTAGATGCAGATGGTATTGATACTACAGGATAGACTACACCTGTACTATATTTACTGTATGCTTCAGCTACTGCTAGTGTATCTTCTTCTCCTTCAGTAATAACAATACGCTTACCACCACCAGAAAATATATTCTGACCGAATAAAGTAAGAGGTAACTTACCTTCTACTCTAAAGTCTTTAGGGAACAATCTTTTCTTACTACCCACTAATACATTATTCTCATAGTATGGATAGTATACTGCACTAGTACCTCCTGATGAAGATACTTCTCGTTTAACACCAAACATTTCACATATCTTAGTAGAGATATTACGTTCAGCTGATGTACCAAAGGGTAAAGACTTTATTGGTACAACAGTGCTTTCTTCTTTCTTGATAAATGCCTTTTTATTACCTTCACAGTCTGGAGTGAAGCACCATGTAGACCCGTCATCGTACTCACATTTATTATTAGTTGAACCACATGAATCACAGTTAGTCTTTCTAATTATTCTACCCATCGCTATACTCCTAGCTTGTTACACATTATTAATTGCTCAAATGCTGCTTCAACACTTAATTTAGGATTGTTAATTAAGATTTCTCCAGCAAGCATTTCTTTTAGTCTATACACTGCTTGTTCTCTTGTCTCCCCAGTCGTCATCACATTCACCCAACCCTTTATGAATGTCGCCTGATATTCGTCGGGATGGTTCCAGTTCTTCTCTACCTTTATGTTGTAATTTTTCAACAGCTCTTCGTCCTGTTCGGATATCGTAGCGATCATTATGTTCTCTCCTTAAGTATATAAGATCCATGTTGAGTTGCATATCATCTTCCCAACCTCTTCCAAAATGTTTTTGCCAGAATTCTTTTACAGTAGATAGGTGGTTAACCATAGGTATTCCTTTAAGTACCTTTGCTGCTTTAACTTTACCTATCCCTTTAAGTCCTGGAATATTGTCTGTTGAGTCACCCATCATTACCTGAGTATGTAGTAACAATGAAGCTTCTTCTTCGGTTATATTTATATAGTCTTTCTTTCTTGTATTATAGTGTAACCCTGGTACTTGTAACATATCTTTATCTATGCTTACTATAATACCAGGTTCTTCTGTTTGCCAGATAGCTAACAAGTCATCTGCTTCCATATCATCTGCAGTAACTGCTTTCCAACCATCTTTTAAATAGTTATAAGCATACTCAAAGAAATCTTTTTCTTCTTGAGTTAGCTCTTTCTTTCTATTACCTTTGTAAGGAGAATAAATATCTTTTCTAAAGTTACCTACACCTTTAATTGCTATCTTACCAGTACCTCCTTCTAGGTCTGACATAATGTTAGCTATTGTTTGATCTAGTTTCTTTTTAATATCTTTATTATTCTTAGCACCCCATATAGATTGGTATACTAAGATATCGCCGTCAATGTATATATTAATACTCATTGATATCTACCTTTCTTGATTCTATGTAATCAACTAAATGATTATAGCCTCCAATATGGAGACCATTAATTATTATTTGTGGTACAGTATTGCCTAACCTTTCTTTAACATCATCTATAAATTGAGGTTCTTTATCTAGTCGAACTTCATTTATAACACAATTCTCTAGGGAATGCAATAAGTTTTTTGCTTTCTCACAAAATTCACAGTTAGGTTTAGTATATATAGTAATTACATTAGGATTAATATACTGATCCATTAAGTAACTCCTTTTTATTTTCATAAGGAGCTACTACCTTTCGATAGAACTCCATCTGAGCTCCAGCTAAGGCTCCCATAACATCATTAAGTGTCTGATAGTTATAAGGACCGTTATCTGTAAGATAGTCTTGTATCATATCTGCTATTAAGTATTGTATTTCACCTGCATTTTTAGGTGAATCATCAAATAGTTCTTCTCTTCTTTGTCTTTCAATGTATGGCATTAGTGCACCTCTAAATAATCGTTACCTATTTTACAATCGCCTGCTTCCATTATCTCTACACCTAATTCTTTAGGAGCTTCAACAAACCACTTACGTATAATGGGTTCAGCTTTAACAGCGTCTTCAGGAGATACCTCCCATGTACACTCGTCATGATAGAACAGTAATTGCTTCGCTTCAATACCTTCTGCTTCGAAGGCTTCGTTGATACGTACTATTGTACGCTTCATTAGTATAGCCTCAGTACCTTGTATAAGGTAATTAAAGGCTTTGTATGCTTCATCAGTGTAAATACGACGACCATCAAGACCACGTAGATATCCTCGTTGTTGAGCTACATTCTTTACTTTCTCTGTTAAGCTTGCAAGGGCAGGCCACCGAGCTAAGAAAGCATCTTTAGCTTTATTACCTGCAGTAGAAGATCTACCTAAGATAGTACCTAGTTTAACTCCACCTGCACCGAATAAGAAAGCAAAGAAGAAAGGTTTAGCTTCATTACGAGTACACTGTATAGCATCAGCGTTTTTCTGATGTATATCTCCTTTCAATATTTCGTTAGACATCTCTTCATCTCTACCAAAGTGAGCTACTACTCTTGCTTGGTAGCCAGCACCGTCAGCTGAGATTAATACTTTATCTTTAGCAGAGATAAACATAGAGCGTATATCACTACCGTAAGTAGCTTTAGGTGAAGGTATGTTAGCTATTATCTTGTGAGTTTGACGGCCAGTAGCGGCACCAATGTCAATAACATCACCATATAATCTGCCATCATGTATATGTTCTTTCCAACCAGTTAGTATACTGTGTCTAGCCCTGAGAGTAAAGTAAGTATCTATATCTTTACCTATATCACCTAGTTTTAGTAAGCTATCTGTAGTTAACTTAGGACTTACCTTATGAAACTGTCCGTTTATTTTCTTCCAGTTCCATTGAGTTGGTTCCCAACCTATTGTATAAAGAAACTCTTTAAGATGTTCTTGGTTACCTAGTCTTGCTTCAACTGTTTCTTTACGTTGAAACTCCTCTTCAGGGTTTATTGGGGGATTATCAGATAGAGCATCAGACACATCAACATAGCTCCCAAGATAGTCGCTGAGTAGCCTTGCAGAAACAGCGGTGTATTCTCCGTTCTTCTTGTATTTAGCTGTCTTCGGTTCTTTATCGATTGTAATTGTGAGCGTTCCAAGCTTTGGTTCGACTCGTCTTTCAATATCATTTAGTTCGCCTTTTATTTTAATTATAGTGCTGTCCAGTAGTTCTTCGTTTATTTCCCAACCGTTTCTTATCTGCTCGCTAGACCAGTAAGCCATCTGATGTTCAATATTAATAGCATCGTCATAGTTAGGGTTAGTCTCTTTAATTTTATTATACTCTTTCATAAGCATATTATATACAGCTATATTAGCATCAACATCTGCTATACAGTACTGCACCATCTCATCAGAGTAACTATCAAAGCCACCATCATAATCCATTTTCTGTTCTTCTCCTGCTTGTATTGCAAGAGCCTTAAGACTATGTTTTCTAAATGTTTTCTTACGATGGAAGTCATTTAGCCTTGAGTATATTACCGTATCAATTATCTTGTTACGATCTATAGCGTATCCAGCTACTTTATCTAACACAACACGATCATATCTCATACCGTTGTGTGCTATAATCCCTGTAGCCTCATCTAATAACTTAAATGATTCAGATAAATTAGGGTACCTGTCATCATGATCACTGAAGACATGTAACTCTTTTGTATCTAAGTTACGCATTACTGAAACCCATATTGTGTCCGCTACATCTTGGAAGCCATTCGCTTCGATGTCCCACGCATATATTGTCATAGTGTTTCCTTTAAAATAATAGTTCTAATCCGATAACAACACCAGGATTAATGTTGTTATCTTTCTTTTCAAGGCCAGGAGTTAATACTAAGTTCATATTATCTCCCAGCTTATAACCAAGTCTAGCATAAGGTAATACTTCTTTATAAGAGTAACCATGTACTATTCCACCTTCAATAAAGGTTTTATCAGTATCATATCTAAGACCTAAATAAGGACTAATATTACTCTCACTATTAAGAAAAGCTCCGGCTACAACTTGATCCTTTTGTACTCTAACATGAGGATGTACCTCATTATAAGAGCCATAGAAACCTAGGTGCATAGTAAATACTATACTGTATGCAACTAACAATTTCTTTTTACGAAACATTAACTCTACGACGGTTATTCTTTATAAATGAAACCATCGTTTGTGATATGTTAAATCTGTATGCAAGTATTTTCTGAGGTATAGTAGTTTCCTGTGATAACTTTCTTATCATTTTAACATCGTAGTTATCTAGTTTCCAATAAGTCATGTTGGTTTTCCTGTCTCTTTAGGGATGAATTTAATTCCAGCAATGTTACCATTATAGAACTTTGCTTTATCATCGTTACATTTCATTGTAAGTACGTCTAGCTTATGTTGTAAGTTAGCTTCACCATAAGATAAACCGCCTCTAGTTTGATATAGCCTTAATACTAAGAATGAAAAGTTATCTTTACCATGTTTAGCTATATCTAAGTTTAGTTCGGCTGAAGACCCTGTATATGTCTTCCAGTTAGTTTCAGTACCATACTTATAGTTAGGTACCTTGACCCCCTTTCTTTTATAATTCTTTTTACCGCCGTGTAAAAAGTTTTTCTTGCCTACATAATATCTATCATCAACAGAATTATGTATAGCATATACAAAACCATGAAGACCTAAAGTTATAATAGGATTATTACTAATCCAGTGACCTTGATCTTCATGGTTACTACCAACTTTAATTAAGTCTTTAAGATCTGTGTATTTAATCATAATA